AATATATTCATCATGGATATTCTTATCTTTTCCATCACCTTTAGGAACAAGATAGATAATTCCCTTTACACCAGAACTAGGTAAGGTTTGTACGATCGATGTATCAAATCCTACTATACAACCGATTTGCTCGTTCGTATATTGCTTGGATTCTTCAAGGGTTGATTTTATTTGTTGCTTGATCTCAGAATCGTCATAAATCGTATCGGTAAACTTAGCGTTGGCAGGAACATTAGATTCTACGGTATGCCCATTGACTGTTTCCGCATTTCCTCCATCTGCGGGTATTGATGTAGGGAAATCCACGATTTGTGCCTTTGTATGACTATGTTCCTTGGGTTCAAACTTGTCGGGTTTATTTTTTATGTAATCCTTGGCTCCCTTATCCGCTTGTTCCCAATTAGCCTGGATATGAGCCATAGAGTTAAGAAATTCCTCCTCGGTTCCCTGGTTTCCTTGTTCAAGCCAGGCTTGGTACGTGGATTTTACCATTAATGTCCAATTAACGCCCTCTTTTGGCTCATTGCCGATGTTTCCGTTCTTCAAGCTTGCCCAAGAACTTCCGTTGTATGATATAATATCTTTTATCTCATAGTTTGTCGCTTTGTTCCATGCGCCTTTATTGACGAATGTGATTTTGCCTAAATCTACTATTGCCATATTTTTGATTATTGGATATTTACGATTAGATGACCATTGTCATCGATCGTCATGTTTTTTATTAAATAGTTACATGTATTGATTGCCAAGAACTCCTTTTGATCTTGTGTTAGTTTGTCAAAATTGATCTTTATCGATTCTGATGGCACGATAACCTTGAAGGCACTGTCTGGTTCCCTATTATATTTCATCTCGATTCCCTTCTCGGTACTTCTTAATATAGGGTAGTCACCACTTACGACTCCGCAATCGAACGTGAGTCCGCTTGAGAACGTGATAATGAGATGCTGGTTCTCCACTATGACATTGGTTATACTGTTGTAGATCTTCGCCTCGTCAATGAACTCGTCGGTATGTCTTATTATTTCGTTTGACTTTTCGTTTTCCTCAAGGTTTCGAACACTAACGAGCCTAGCGCTCATAGGTTGAACAGATACAGGCTTTATGGTGTACCAGTTTTCTTTATTTGTGGTATTGGGTGCCTTATTTATTGAATACCAGCTGCTTGATTGTTTCGTCTTTTTGTTCATTACCCTAGTTTTAAATACACAACAATATCCTTGTATGCTCTTATCCCGTTAGAGGTCTCAACAGCCACTTTTACCATCCCCGGTTGTATTCCGGTAACAACCCCATTCGTGTTAACGGTAGCTATTGAGTCATTAAGGGACTCATATGTTATCTTTTTATCAGTGGTATTGTCTGGGAAGAAAACCACTGATAGTACCATCTGCTCGCCTACGGCCAACCTATTGTTGTTCGGCATTATCTGGATAGACTTTGCGTTGACAATAAGATCGTTGAATGTTGATGATTCGTCATATGTGGGCCTTTCCACGTTAGGTTTGTCGTTAGGTACATCGTCATGGTTGGTGAACGGAGGGGTAATAACTTTCTTCTTGATCCAATCCGCATATTTATAACTCGATGTTATTTTAAAATATATCTCGTAATCAAGCCAGTAAGCTTGAAGCATATTGGTGGATTGTGGCGTGTCAAAATACATTAGGTTACATCGTTCCTGAAGAGCTTCCTCTACTTTTTTCGCATCCTGAATGGCCTTGTTTAGTCTTTCCGCTATATAAAATGGGTAAGTTTCCCAATTCACATGTTGGTTATCCAGTTTGTTAAGGATAAATCTTATGCGAATGATACCACGACCTTCCCCGATACGTTGCTGGGCCACCAAAAAATGAACGTTCGTGAATCTTACAAAACAAGCGGGGAAAGCTGTCTCGTACTCGGTATTTACCTTACTCATGACCCTCTCGAACTGACCGGTATCTATCGCCACGGTTTTGAATAGGGGAGGGCTGTCATCGTTATTTTCTTCCTCCTTGACAGTTAGTATGGCTCTTTTTATGGCCTGAAAAACATCGCCTAACGTATTCGTGTTGTCCGTAGGATCTATGGGGTCTTGAGTATCATCTGTATCTTCTGCGATTTGTCTATTTGATATATATCGTTTGATCATATGATGCTTTTTAAAAGATTATATAATATGGTTTATACTTTAAGCTCGATCAATGGGGAATCGCCTATAAATTGACGTTGTATATTAGGTGGATAGGTATCGTCCGGTGCGTTATGAAAAGCTGCGTAACTCTTGCTTCCGCTCTTACGCCTTCCTACCGGGAACTTAGTCTCATCTGTATATATTTGCAACCCCGATCCCTCAAGAAGGCTATATGTGATAGATTCTTTGAGGGTTCCTGTCTCATTCAATATCGGATGCGGATAATCTCGTTTCCGGTTTCTCCAATATCTTCCTGTCCCGGGGATTTTTTTCAAGTCAAACGATTTTTTAAATTCCCTGACATAAGTTTCCCCTATCTCAATCTTTGTTTTGTAATAGTTGGCGGCGAACTTGCTGGGTGCTAACTTCCATTGATTTAACGTGTCTTGGAAGGTAATGTCGGCACTTTCACTCATACGATATTATATTTGGATTTAATATTGGATGATATGGTCTTCATAGGCTGTATAAACCTCTTGTCTACCGTAAAATAAGGATGGTCTTCACCAAATATGGGACCACCTTTCGCTAGGCTTCGCTTGAATATAGGATTTACGGCGTTACCTATCAAGGAATCGATATCCTGAATATCCATGTAATTAGGTCTAGTGAAGGACTCTACAAGGTAACACCTACATCGCCAATCAATAGGAGGGATCGACCATTCGGGAAAACAGGATTTCGGAAAACTCAACCCCTCCAGGGCACGATGGGAATCACGTACACGCTCATCCCCTTGTGTCATATACATTAAGGTTGTCTCCTCTGGCAGGTTCACCCACCACGCCGCTATGGATGAGGCATAGTCTATATCCCTGTTCTCCGTTGTAGCGTATATATTATTGTATAGGTGGAAAATCCTCTCAGGGTCATCATCGTCATTTTGTTCTTCCATGTCCATGTACATTTGTGTCTCCTCTGCGGTAGCGAAATCGACAAGATTGTCTAAAGCGGCAACAAGAGCCTTTCTTTTTTCGATCTCAAAAGGGGTCAAGTATGACTCATCATGATTCCTCACTATATCTAACGCCTCGTTAAGGTCTATGCCAAATCTCCTTACGCAATGCCCGAAAGCGAACATGACCCTAGCTTCAACGATCTCTTGAAATTCCTCAAGATCTATGGTTTGGTTATCGAATTTATCTAACAATTGTTCGAATAGAAATAATAAATACTCGTATTCCTTATCTGTCCTATCATCGACTTTAGTCTCATCAAATATCTCGTCTTCCATTCATGACCTCCCGTAAATAGTTCGCTACACTACCGCTACTTCTTCTCCTATAACGTCTTCTGGGCGTGGGGGCGACAATCCCCGTTGATCCACCTGAAACTACGTTATCCTTGCCGTCGACCTTACCATCATCATTTATATCATTCCATCCAGCGGGATTATTAAATTGTTTCTTTACAACAACACCAAATTCCTTGGCGATCTCTTCTGGCTCTATCTCATACTTATCCGAGAGAAAATCATAGAGATCTATCTTGCTATCAACGCTCATCTCCAACCCTCCGGAATATTTAAACTCCAACCCGTCATCTATATATCCCATAGC